TATATTTGCAATAGTCCCGGTAGTGTAAACTTTGGAGCGGGTGCGATTACTTTTGCGATTGGTGATTATGTTATTTATAGCGGTACTATCTGGCAGCGTTCAAGCGGTGCGGTAGGTACTGTAACAAGTGTAGCTGCTTCTATTACGGGTGATGCGATTGGCATAACTGGAAGTCCGGTAACAACAAGCGGAACTTTAGCTTTTGCTTTTGGCGGTAATAGTACTCAGTACATTAACGGAGCAGGTAACTTAATTACGTTCCCTTCTATTATTAGCCAAGCTGCTAACTTAGTTACTGAGGTATATAATAAGACAGGTGCGACTTTAACAAAAGGAACAATTGTTTATATCAATGGCGGTCAAGGAAACTTACCAACAATTACTAAGGCTATTGCAACGGGTGATAGTACAAGCGCACAAACATTTGGTATTGTTCAAGCGGACATTACTAACAACAATAATGGATATGTAGTTATTGCAGGTCGTTTAAGCGATTTAGATACACAAGCTTACACTGAGGGGACTCAACTTTATTTGAGTTCTACAACGGCAGGTACTTGGACTTCTACAAAACAATACGCACCTGCTCACTTAGTTTATGTTGGTATCGTAGTAAGAGCGCACCCGACACAAGGGGTTGTAGAGGTTAAGATACAAAACGGATATGAGTTAGACGAGCTTCATAACGTAGCAGCGCAAACACCTTCAAACAACGATGGGTTATTTTATGAGAGTTCAACAGACCTTTGGAAAAATAAAAGCATAGCTACTATTTTAGGCTACACACCACAAACGCAGTTAAACGGGACGGGCTTCGTAAAAGCATCGGGTACAACTATCACTTATGATAATAGCACTTATGTAACTACTGACACGTTCCAAAATATCAGTGCAAGTAAAACATTTGCAGTAGGCTTTAATATTGCGTCTGCAGGTGGAACAAACCAAATAAGTGTTTTTGCAAATACGAATAGTTTATTTAGCGGTTCTGGTGGCTCTAATGTTTTTGGTTTTAACTCAGCTAACAATATTTATTTTGGTAAAGGGTTAGACAATGGCGGTGTACTTAGTTGGAACAATTCAGCCGTGAGATATTACACTTTGCCAGATGCAACGGGAACGATTGCTTTAGTAGGTGGCTCAGGTGTGGGAACTGTAACAAGTGTAGGTTTATCTGCACCAACAGGTTTTAGCGTATCTGGTAGCCCCGTTACTTCAAGCGGTACTTTAGCACTAAGCTTCGCAAGTGGTTATAGCTTACCAACTGACACAAAGCAAAGCAATTGGGATACTGCTTATAATTCAAGGATAGTAAGTGTTGTAGCTCCTTTGACTTTTTCGCTTAACACTTTAGGAATAACACAAGCAACGGGAAGTTCAAACGGATATTTAAGCAGCACCGATTGGACTACGTTTAACAACAAGCAAAGTGCTTTAACCAATCCAGTAACGGGAACAGGTACTACAAACTACCTACCTAAGTTTACAGGTGCAAGTACAATAGGGGATAGTTCTATTAGTGATGTTGCATCTAGTCCTTTATCAATAGTAAAAAATGCTTCTTCTAGTACTTCTAATTTAATTTTTATTAGTCCTACAACAGGAACTAATGCTTCTATTTTAAATTTAGATAATGCAGGAGCAGGTAGCTTTTATATAGGCAGACAAAATAGTGCAGGTGCTAGTGTTTTATTAAGTGGTCTTGGTGCTTATGCAAGTGTAGTAGGACATACAGGTTCTCAAACTTTACATTTAGTAACTAATGCTTTAAGCAGAGTACAAATAGACGCTTCAGGCAATTTAGGTTTAGGAGTAACACCAAGTGCGTGGAATAGTGATTATGTAGCATTGCAATTTGGTGCAAAAGGATTACTATATGGTAGAAGTGGTGGAGAAGTTGCATTTGGTACAAACTGGTATCGTAGTAGTGGTGGTTCATTTTTATATGCAACAAATGGGTTTGCATCATATCAAGCACAAGCAGATGGTGTACATTATTGGTTTCAAGCCCCTTCAGGAACGGCAGGTAACGCTATATCCTTTACCCAAGCAATGACGTTAGATGCAAGTGGTAGATTGGGGATTGGTGTAACAAGTCCGACTGCAATATTAGATATAAATGCAGGGGCTAATGCACCAATTATTAGATTAACAAGTTCGGCAGTAGGTCAAATACCTTTTAGTATTCGTGCAAATATTCCGGGATTTTCTAATGCAGGATTTTCAATTTATGATGAAACCGCTGCGGCAAATAGATTAGTTATTTCAAGCACAGGCTCAGTAGGTATAGGTACTACATCGCCAAGTTATATTATAGATGCATATTCAACTACTTTGGCAAGAATAAGAGTAACCGGTACTACAAATTTTGCTATTAGTCAGTGGCAAAATGATGGTGGGTATTTTTATCAAGGTATAGAAAACTCTACTAATACAGGTTTTGGTGCAGGAGCGTATGCAAGAGTTATGTGGAGTAGTGGAGCGTATCCTATTGTATTCGCAACTAATGACACCGAACGTTTCCGCATAACAAGTGGGGGGCAGATAGCAATGAATCAAAGCACAACCTATGGTGCTGAAACATTAGAAATTACAGGTCTTATATCGGGGAGTGCTCAATATGGAATTTTAATGAGTGGTAATCCTGCTTCTTATACAAACTATGCAATGAGATTTCATTATACAGGAGTTGCGGTAGTTGGTTCTATAACTTTTAATACAACTTCAACCGCCTACAATACATCTTCAGATTACCGATTAAAACAAGACCTTAAAGATTTCAGCGGACTTGATTTAGTTAGTAAGTTAAAAGCATACGACTACGAATGGAAGGCAGATAAAACCCGTTCTTATGGTGTTATTGCTCACGAGTTACAATCAGTAATTAACTACGCAGTAACCGGAGTAAAAGACGGAAAAGAAATGCAGGGAGTAGATTATAGCAAAATAGTACCTGTACTTATTAAAGCAATTCAAGAATTAAACGATAAAATAAAATAATATGACAACTTTTAAATGGGTAGTATCGCAAATGGACACCGCTCCAAGCGAAGATGGTTTGACCGACGTGGTTAAGGTAGTGCATTGGCGTTATCAAGCAGAGCAAGTAGACGGAGACAAAACTTACAACGCTGAGGTTTACGGAGCGATGTCTTGCGCTACACCTTCGGACACGGACTTTACTGCTTATGACGATTTAACTTTCGACCAAGTATGCGAGTGGTTAGTAGCAGGAAACAACGTAGATGCTATGGAGTCAAACTTAGATACTCAAATCGAGAACCTTAAGAACCCACCCATTGTAAATTTACCTTTGCCGTGGAATAAATAAAATCTATATATCTTTACAAAAAAAAAACAATATGAAGTACAAACAACTATTACAATTAGCAACAACATTAAAGTATGTTATTGGAAGTCAGGAAACAAAAGTTCAAAAAAAGCTATTCAAAGTTCAAGAAAAAATAGCTAAGTATCTTGATGAGTACAATAAGCAAGTTGAGGAATTAAGATTAGATAACGCTTCGGTAGACGAAAAAGGTATTTTATTACTTAATGAAAAAAGTGATTACAAGTTCTCAAAAGAAGGTATTAAGAAGCTTACAAAAGATATTGAAGCCTTAAATGATAAAGAATTTGATTTTCAAATAATTAACGTAGTCAATCCACAAGGCTTGGAAAATTTTACATTCTTACAAGATTGGGTAACTGGCGTAGAATTTAACAAACAAGAAGAAGAAGAACTATAATGGCAAATAACCACCAAGCAGACCAATCAACAATCGTATCTTTAGTTAGTGCTACAATTAGCATTACAAATATTCAACCGCTATTCACATTGATTGCAAGTTTGGTGGCTATCGTTTCAGGTCTTATGGCTATTCGATACTATTACAAAATGACCAAAAAGCTTAAATGAGATTAATACTTTTAGCCTTATTACTTACTTCTTGCGCTTCAGTTAAGAAGTTTGAAAAGCGTTATGATAGCACGGGGACAACTAAGATTGACTCCGTGCATCTTACTTTTTATGATAGCGTTACTAAGATTATAGAGAAGGAGCAAGTATTTACAAAAGAGGTTACTATCTATGACACAATACGGATAGCAAAGGATAGTATTATAGTAGTTCCCAAAATCGTAACTAAGTGGATATACGAGACACGCGAGAAGGAGAACAATAATAGCCTTATTAAAAAAGACACAATAGCGTTAAATCGCACAGAAACGGCTCAAATTTCGATGGTAGATAAAAATAAGGTAACCACACAGAATAACTTTTGGAAGGCTCTAATCGGTCTTATAATAGCGATTATATTAATTTTAGCATATTGGAATAAGTTATGGAAGTAAACAAAGCAGGTAGGGACTTAATAAAGCACTTCGAAGGGTGCAAGTTAAAAGCGTACAAATGCCCGGCAGGTGTATGGACTATCGGCTATGGCAATACTTTTTACGAAGACGGAAGCAAAGTAAAGGAAGGCGATGTGATTACTCAGCAAAGAGCGAATGATTTATTTGATACAATCATTGACGATTTTGCGAGAATGACAGATGCGCTTGTAAAATCAAATGTGAGCGAAAACAATTTTTCTGCATTAGTTTCGTTTACTTTCAATGTAGGGACTGGTAACTTAAAGAAAAGCACTTTACTAAAAAAGGTAAATGCTGACCCTAAAGACCCTTCTATTCCTGCTGAGTTT